AGAGTTCGTGTAAGCGACAGCAACCGATTGGTAGCTGACAGAATACGCATTCATTGCGAGGTATCCCACACCAGTAGTACCGGTGGAGGCTGACCCTTTTAGCTTATAACGATTCTTCTGTGTAGGTAACACAACTGAATCGGGCATACACACTTCACTAGTGGTATGAAAGGCATCGAAAGGGTTCCTTTGGGCGAAACCAAAGCCTTGGGTGCATTCTGCGGTCTCAACAACTGTTACGTTGGTGAGGCCAACAGGGGCACGAGGGCGAGGTTGGGGATTAGCGGGAGATGGTACTCCAGGAATTTGAGGACGGCTCTTTTGGGGTCGTCTAAAGCCTGGAGGATTTTTGGGTCTTTGAACCATTGTGGTTAGATTATCGAAAGATGATTTGAGTTTGTTTGGGGCCATCGGAGATGGACTGTCCATCCGTTGGAAATCTAGTTCTGTGCAGTCTCTTGACGTTAGTACGGAACTCTTACCCATGGTACCGTTTTGGAACTTTACAACGGACCCAAAACAAATCATCTAACAGATCTTCGTTGGACCTTTGAATGGTAGTACGGGCAGCCTGCGAAAGGTGCGAGTGCTGACCAATCCCCCTGGATCCTTGAGGGGTGAGAAGTCCAGAAGATCTGATGCTTTATAGATCTTAGCTAGCGGATGTTGGCTACAACCCTCTACTTCACGCAACGATCCCTTAGGAAGAGGATGGCTATTTGTTAAAGAATAGCCGTTCTCCTTAAGGTTTCGAATTGCAAGTAGAGCAAAACGTTTCTGAATGCTGTTGACCCTAACTTTCATTCCTGGGGGAGGCCTGATTCCAAGCCCACCCAGAGAAATCGGGAGGAACAGATTACGGAAAAAGTAAGCATACCTCCTCTTTAATCGACCATCTTTGGTTTGAGAGACGGTATAATAAAAGCAGATATGCTCATGATTTTCTGTAATTTTCCTAATCAAGTACTTTGATACATAGAGTCTATGTCTGTCATCACGACAGCCGTCGAGAAGATTGTTGGCAATGGTAAACCAGGGCCGATCACCTCTCAGGATCGAAGTAAGATCTATACCCTTCTTTCCTTGAAGGAAGAAGATAAATCTGCGAAGATTAGGGTCAATCTCAAGCATTTTGAACTCAGGGCTCTGCGAATAGGAGAAGAACTCCTCTTCGTTTGTGTTCCCGAAATCCTCGGGGACCACCGATTCACCAATCCTATCCATGACCTTATGCTGCCCATAGTATAATCCCATATTAAAGAAAGGGATTGATACCGGGTGTTGCATAATGGCATCCGTAGGAGAGGTCAATATAGTGGTCCCTGGGTCTCGTGAAACATTAATATAACGAATCGCGTCAGAGAACTGTTTGTAGCTCTGTGTTCTTACAGAGTCTAGCCACCTCCTGTGTTCCCGGAGGTTGAAATGCATGCATTGAGAATTAACGTTTGCATAAGTTGGATGGCAGTAGGCCTTTCCCAGTGTCATCTCGAAACCAACTTCATGAGCAGTTTTTACAAACCGCTGATATTCGCTGGTTCCGTCGACAACAGCAAGAAGGTCGTCACCGTTAATGAGCGCAGATTTAACAAAATCGCGATACGATCCATATCCAAATCCCGCAACCTGTTTGTCAGGACTATCCAAGATAAACTTGGATAGAACTGCAGCGTTTGCAAGACATAGGAATATGAAAGACATGATCGAGCCCATTAATTGGCCGTTCCTCTGAGGCCCCTCACACTCTAGTGAACTGGTATGACCAGATAAGTCAGTTGTTAGAACAGGAC